GTCGTGCAGATGCTTTGCATCTGCACGACGTTCAACGGTAATTGCCAGTTCACGCTGGCCCGATAATTGTTCACGCGAATGAACCTGTTACTTACGGTATGTATTCTAGGATTTGCGCGTACATTTCCAATCGTTTACATTACCTTCGGTAACTGTTTGTCGTTTTACCACCAGTTGACCAACTTTGGAGCTTGACTAGCTCCGGCCTTATCTATAGTCACCCCATTTATTTAAAATTCCAGAAAAATCATAAAATTCTAATTTATAAAAATGAAAATTGTGGTGGAGTTTACAACAATCTTGTCGACTTATGTTGATTTTATTGAGAGAGTAGGACTGAAGTCCAGGGCCTAGGAAACCCGAATTCTGTGGATCAGTGGATATCATTATATGATTGAAACTAAGCCAGGTATTCTCTTTTTAGATGAAATATTTGTCTTGATCGGATGTGTTTGTAGAGCCGTTTTAAAAGTAATTGGACCTACTATGCTGCTGTAATGCCGAGATAAATTCAGCTCTCGGTTATTAGTATGGATCTCATTTGCCCTTGGAAAAGGCAATTTATGAGTCAATACGTTGGAAGTGGGGGAGTGTCCCCCTCCTATCCACTTTCTATCGTTCCTCAGTTTTGCGGCTGAAACTGAGGTTTATCCGTGAAGGGTGTACCGCCGTTCCTTGCTTTGGCGACCTTAAGCGAGAAAACCTTCCTAGTTGTGAATCCTGTCTACACAACTCAAAAATAACAATAGCCAGTTTACTAATACAATTTTAATGAAAAGTTCCTTTTAATCTTAAATTCGACAATCTGAATTCCTAATCCAGATGAAATTTTCCAAAATGACCGATCATAGTGAAGAAATTGTATTGCGAGACAGTCGCGGGGGCTGTTTGGAGCCACAAGGTGGACTCCTCAATTTGTTTTCAGGAGACATGGAGCAACAAGCTCTTGATCTCATTGAGAACTTTATAGCGGTTGGCACTGCTCTATGGGATGCAAAGACCAACAGACAAGCTGCTGCTATTATTTTCCTCTATATTAAAACACATTACCACAAGTCTGTACTTGGAGTTGTAAAAGACTACTTATTAGAATGTGGGTTGTTTAGTACTGAGGATTATCCCGATACATCGGTAGCCATTCCTGAAGAATACTCCACTCAAGGAGGTTTGGATGATTGGCTCACACGATTGAAGGATGTCAAATCTAATTGGACTATCCTTCAAAAATCTCCTGCTTTTACTAAAATATCAAAGCTTATCAGCATGGCTGCTGCTCTTGGTTTATGTAATTTAGCAAATTTCAGTTTTGAAATTGGTGGATTGAGATTATTTTCTCTCCCTGCACTTAATAAGCATATGAGTGCTACCAATTTCTTCGGAGCCTGTTTTGACACTATTGTCTTCTTTCTACAAGGAGGATATGAGTGTTTCAAGTCTCGATCATTTAATCCTCTTCTTTTTGAGGATAGTGAGGCACAGGAGTTCGAGGATAACTTTTTCAAAGCGCAAGAGTACAGTAATATGGCTCGTTGTGGAAACTTGGAAAAGATGACTGGAATGAAGGAGAATGATTATAGCGCACTGCTTGACAAACTTGTTGACCAGTCCGCTACTTATATGAAAGCTTGCCCTCAGGGGTTTGAGAGAAAGATCATCAGCGATCGACACGCTACTTTGCGTAAGATTCGAGCTGACTTTAGATCTTATCGTGTCTCAGGAAAAATGCGAGAAGCTCCTTACGCATATTATTTGTGGGGAGGATCTAGTGTTGGAAAGTCTTATGTATCCGCACTGTTATCGCGTGTTTTACTGATGGCGAATGATTTTGCCGCGACAGATGATAAATTTATTGTGCTAAATGAAGCCGATAAATATCTCTCTACTGCTGATTCTTCAATTAACTGTGTTGTTATTGATGATATCGGCAACCCTAAATCTGAATACGTTCAGGTTTCTCCTGCTCAGCTTATCATTTGGCTGGTGAATAATGTCGCCTATTATGCCAATATGGCTGAAGTAGAATTGAAGGGAAAGATTTCATTGGAGCCTAAATGCGTTGCTCTTACCAGTAATGTTGATCCTCAAGCCTTAGCTGAAACTTATTCTAATAATCAGTTGTCGGTTGTGAGACGTTTCATTCACATTAAACAGCGTGTTCGCCCTGAATTTTGTCTTCCAGGAACAGAAATGTTAGATGGAGCAAAAGTGCGAGCTGCTTTTGGTGATGATCCTTATCCCGATGCTTATTTGTTTGATGTACGTAAAGCAAGAGGTATAAATGATGAGGTGTCATGTGATTTGGTAATGAAGGAAGGGTGTAGCTTAGCTGAACTAATTGACTATGTTGTCAAGGATTCGCGAGCTCATTTCGAGAACCAGAGATTTCTGGTCAAGAATAGCACCAATCTTAGTGATCGCATTGAATTGTGTGACGAGTGTCACCGCCCGAAGCCATTGTGCGCCTGCGGCCCTAAACCGGTTGTTGTTAGTAGCACTCCTCATGGTGTTCAGCCTGAGAGCGGTTATGAACGGACGGTGGATCGGCGTAATGGTATTGATATTCCACTATGTGATGACTGGGTGTGTAAAGTTTTGAACTATTTCCCAGATTTCGCATTCAACAATCTATTTGTACAGTTGTTTGCTACTTTCTTACAGTGGCGGAGACTGAAACAACAGATTTGGTTAGATCGTGGAATTTATTTGTCTTTACTATTTGTTGCCGTCTACGTGTCTCTGTGCAATATCCTTTTTGGTATGTGTGCAGTGACACTCACTTGTTATATTTTCCTCTTTAAGGTTTATCAGTACCACGTCGCGCTTGCAGCAGCTCGCGCTCAGACACGTGGCCAGATGCCTTCACTTATTACTGTCATTAAACAGGACAAGTTTATGCGTATTCTTGGTACCTGTGCGGCACTTGGTGTCTTTTACAAGGTAATTAAGTACTCCTATGAGATGTGGCGCTTGACGCAACAAGGGAGTTTGACACCTGCAAGTGAGGAGGAAATCAAGGCTCGAGATAGTGAAGCTAATCCTTGGGTTGGAACGTATATTAGTCCGGTCCCTAAGAAAGACAATATTCGCTGTTCACATGAGGAATTGTGTGGAGTGTTGCAGAAAAATATTACATATATGCGATGCCCCAATCACCCAGAGGGTGTTTCCTGTAGTGATGCGATATTCCTTAAAACAGGAAAGGTTTTAATTCCAAATCACATGGTTTATGCTGATACGATGCTTGCAGAGTTCTACTCTGCGGCTTCGTTTGATGCTTCGTTGGGTGAGATGGTTCCAAAACTTCGCAAGCGAGCAATATTGTCGAAGGAAACTTCCTATCGTCTTCCAGGATCTGACTGGCATGTATTTGCTGTGCCATCTGCAGGTCCATGGGCAGATATTTCCAAATATCTCCCTGATGGAAACCAAGACCTTATTAATGGTGCTGTGGTTTACCGGGGTAGTGACGGAGATGTAAAGACTTGGAAAGTCTCGGCTAAGTTCCGAAAGGGTGTCCGGATTGGCAAGAATGTGCTTGATGTGTACGAGTACAACATGCCAGAAGGCACTTTTAAGGGTCTATGTATGGCTGCTCTAATCTCAAATACCAATCCCAGCTATGTTGCTGGGTTCCATCTTGGTGGAAATGGTTTTCGAGGTGCTGCTGCAGTTTTTACTAAGAGTATGTTTAATGAAGCGTGCTCTTATATTGACTCTAAAACTTCGGTTCTCGACTGTCACTCAAATGGTGATTTCCCAGTTATGCAATACGATGTGCAAGTACTGGTTGATACTAAAATTCATCATAACAGTTGTTTGAACTATCTGCCTGATCAGGGCAGTATGGAAGTTTTTGGAACTACGGTGTGCAAGGCTAAACACACAAAATCCGATGTTGTGCCTACTTTGATCACCAATTTGGTTGAGAAGCATTGTGGTGTCCCTAATGAATGGGGTCCACCAAAGATGCATCGCTGGAAACCATTTTGGCAAGGCATTCAGAAGACTAGTGAACCAAGTCTTGGATTCGATCCTGCTGATCTTGAGTGGGCGTGTAATGACTATCTCGAACCACTTCTTGAAGTTATGCGTAACGACTATTGGCAAAAGGAAACTAAGCCTTTGACTTTTATGCAAACTCTTTGTGGTATTGATGGTAAACGTTTTGTTGAGCCTATCCCAAAGAAGACGTCAGTAGGATTTCCATTATCTGGTCCAAAAGAAGATCACATGATTCGTCTTGATCCAGAAGAGTATCCTGATTTCAGCTGTCCGTTGGAACTCGACAAAATGTTTGTTGATGAGTTCCACCGAGTTAAGGCTGTGTATCTCTCTGGCGAGCGAGCATACCCCATTTTCAAGGCTGCTCTTAAAGATGAGGTTACCAAGCTGACGAAGGAGAAGGTGCGAGTATTCTTTGCTGCACCATTAGTTTTACAACTCTTTGTTCGTATGTACTATCTCCCTATTTGTCGGTTTATGTCAATTAACCCACTCCTATCTGAGTGTGCTGTTGGTATTAACGCTGTTGGCCCTGAGTGGGATCAGCTTGCCAAGCACATGATGAAATTCGGTGAAAACCGAATTCTTGCTGGTGACTACAGCAGCTACGATACTCGTATGCCTGCTCAAGTTACCACTGGAGGTTGGAATTGCATGATCGAATTAGCGAAAGCTTCTGGTAACTACACTGATGATGACATCACAATTATGCGTGGAATTGCGACCGATTGTTGCTACCCCGTCGTTGCCTACAATGGCGACCTTATTCAATTTTGTGGTGTTCATATCTCAGGTATTAACGTGACTGCGTATGAAGGGAGTATTCAAAACTCCCTCCAACAAAGATGCGGTTATCATAATGGTGCCTGTGCAGTGATCAAGAGTGGCCTTCCTAATCTTGTTAAAGGCTGTGTGGAGAATGGTAAAATTGTTCCATTTCGAGAACGTGCTGCAATGATCAATTACGGAGATGATTGTAAGGGATCTGTTAGCGAGTTGACTCCATGGTTCAACCATATTACGTATCGTGACTTTTTGAAAGCACATGATATTGTCTTCACTATGCCCGACAAAGAGTCAGAGCCTGTTCCATATATGAGTGATTCGGATGCTGATTTTCTTAAGCGTCACAATAAGTTTAACACCGATGTTGGTCTATACTGTGGTGCTCTTGATAAGAAATCCATCTACAAGAGCTTGCACAGATGCTTGAAGTCTGGCGCTCTCACTCCTCAACAGCATGCGGCACAAGTTATTGATGGTGCCCTGCGTGAGATGTTCTACCATGGTCGTTCGGACTATGAGGAATTTCGCACAAACATTCGTAAGGTAGCTGAAGAAGCTGAAGTGAATGCGTTGTGCTTGGTCCTCAATGAGACCTATGACGACCGTCTCCAAAATTTTAAGGAGACTTATCTGGGTGAAACACCCAAGAAGGAAGAACAGATTGCCCTCGAAGAAGTCGAATATGACTCTGAGGGAGGTATGGAATATAAGTTTGCTGATGTTGATATGCTGTATATTTGGGCAAAACAACAGTTCAGCACGAACCCTGTCTTAGAGAATGATATTCTGGGCCACCATACACTTGGTGAGATTGATCTTCTCTTTATGGAGTATGATGATCGTCGTCAAAGACATTACTTCGTATTTGAGATTAAGAACATTTTCAAGGTTCACAAGGTTCTGACTAACTCCTCGTATGTTAAGGGAAAGAAGCAAGCGCGAAAGTACATGGCTGCTATCGCTGCTCTGCAACCGGGTGCCCATGTGCACAGTTTCGTGGTTACGAACCGTGCATGTGAGTACGTAGCGAGTACTTCAGGATTATCTGAATATCTCGTGACAAAGTACCCTGGTTTGCCAATCCCTCTTCATACTATTGAGGAGTAAGGTGACATCCGACCTGGTGAGGTCGTTAAATATACACAACCCAGTTATCAATCTGGGTACTACGGTAAAGCAAAATTGGCTTCATGTATTGATTACGGTGTATATATAGATTTCCTTGTTACATATGTGTATGACGCTTGCATGTTGTATGAACTTCCCTCGAGAAGTACCGCTATTTAGCGGACCTGTGTTGAGACAGTACAAAATGAGGACCGTTTGGTGCATTAAGTCAGGCACCATCTGTACATAAATAAGACTTGCTCAAAATGAAAATGAAAATAATATACAAGTTGGGTCCGATGAACAGGACTCCAAACATCATACTGCCACGTGGTTAGACGCTGCACCTGGCTATTCGTATGAAGTACCCAGCGCCTACGACATGACTCGGATGAATGCTGATACGGATGAAGTGGATCTTAATGATTTCTTTTCTCGTCCGTTAAACATCGCATCATACGAGTGGTCAACCACGGTCAGATTTTTCCAAGATCTTGACCCGTGGTCTTTATATATTGGCAATCCTAGAGTTATAAATAGGTTGTCAAACTACAATCTTCTGCGTGGGAAAATGCACGTGAAGGTTATGATCAATGGTAATGGCTTTTATTATGGTAAAATGTTAGCCTCGTATAATCCTTTAAATGGAAACGATGACCTTGAACTTAATCGTGCTTTAGTACCTGCAGATATTGTAAGAGTCTCACAGAAGCCTCACATCTATGTTGATCCTACAACTAGTCAAGGGGGAGAACTTGTTCTACCCTTCTTTTACCCAAAGGACAACTTGAATATTGTGGATGGTGACTGGGATGAACTCGGTGAAATCAACCTGCGAGAGATTAATCAACTTCGACACGCTAATGGTGTAACCGACTCTATTACTATTACAGTTCTAGCGTGGATGTCGGATGTTGTTCTTTCTGTTCCAACCGCAAATGAACCAGGTGAGCTCGCAGAGCAAGGTGGTATTTTATCACGTCAAGTGCTCGACGAAGCTACTTGTCCCTTTATTGGGTCTGAGCTATCGTGTTGCTCCTATTGGTTGTGCGGATGCTGTGATGTTGAGGAAGAAGATTCCCTCGAACCACAAGCAGGTATGGAAAAGAAGAAGAAACCGAAGAAGAAGATGTCCTATTCGTCTAATAAGAGTGACGAATATGGATCGGGTGCAATCTCGCAACCAGCATCAACAGTTGCAAGACTGGCTGGTATGTTGGCGGATGCTCCAGTTATTGGCCCCTATATGAGAGCCACTGAAGTGATCGCGAATAGCACCGCTAGTGTCGCGAAGATGTTCGGTTACTCGCGACCTATTAACCCTGAAGCTCCTTGTACTATGACGCCACGTTATGTGCCTTCGATTAACAATGTGAATATCACTGATGTTTCGGAGAAACTTGCGTTGGATGTTAAGCAGGAATTGTCTATTGACAATAGGATTGTCGGATTGGAATCAACAGATGAGATGACCGTGCGAGGTATTTCAACTCGCGAGTCCTATCTTGACAAGACAACCTGGACTACGTCTGATAGTGTGGGACAAACACTCTTTTCATTAGGAGTGACCCCATGCTATCATAAGACATATGATCCAGGTGCAGGGTACCCAACAGAATACCATTTTACAGCATGTAAATTTGCTGCTACTCCTTTTAAGTTTTGGCGTGGTTCGATGAAGTATCGATTCCAAATTGTCGCCTCTAACTACCATAAGGGCCGATTGCTTGTGCAGTGGGATCCCTTTGGCTATTCAAATAAGGAGATGAATGTCCAGTACTCGCAGATCGTAGATATTGCTGAGGAAAAGGACTTCACGGTAGAAATTGGGTGGGGTAATGAACTTGGTTGGTTGTTCGTTTCGAACCCCTTTGCAGATCGGTACGCACTTCGTTCTGACTATACGGGCACATCAGCTGATTTGAATGTCAATGGTGTCCTAACGGTCAGCGTACTGAATACTCTTACTGCAGCAAATGCCTCTTCCGGAGGCACTATCGAGCTTAACTGTATAGTTTCTACAGGCGACGATTTTGAAGTTGCCGTTCCGTCCAGTAATTGGATTGGAGAATTAACTCCATTTATTCCTGACTATGTCGAGGAATCTGGTATGGAAGAAACTAAGCTCGCAGATGGGGAAAATACTAGTGAGCCATCTGCTCCTCTACAAAATTCCTTAGTAAACACTTTGGGAAATAACCTAGATTTGGCTGACGCTAATGCATTGGTGTACCATGGTGAAACTATTTCGTCCTTTCGCTCTTGTTTAAAGCGTTATGGATATGTTGGAACGATTGAGGCAGGTGAGCCTGGACAAGCAGTCGCAACTGAATATACCATGAGATGGTATCCACCTCTCCCTGGTAATATAGGTTCCAATGCGTCATGGACGAATGTCGTGACGCCGGATGGATTTAACTATAACAGAATGACCTTGATGTCTTATCTGTATTCAGCCTTTGCTGCTATTCGTGGTGGAACTCGTTGGAAGTGCGTATTGTTAGAAGATCAGTCTGGAGCAGCTGCTCGGTCTGATACATCTATGAGCTGGATTCGTTGCCAGAATAATTTTGACAGAGACGCTGGAGACTTTGACAATGTCCCATTTGTCCTGAATACTGCTGGTGCAACACCAACTCAGTCGCGCTTAATCCCAGATGTTTGGAATGGGATGAGTATTAATACCACCAAACAAAATCCCTGTGTCGAAGCAGAGATTCCCTATCAAACCCAGCGTAGGTTTAAGTATGCCCGAGAAATCAGTAAGGTTCAACAGACTGACGACCGTATGGTCGCTGTTGGCTACTGTGGACACACCCCTGTTGCTGGTGCTGGTTTTGCTGCATTCGTTGCAGCAGCGGAAGATTTCAACTTGTCTTTTTATGTTGGTCCTCCAGTGTTTTGGGATATTACCTTTACACCTCCATAGTATTTCACGTTTTACATATTTTTGTTCGTGTTTATATATTTTTGTATGTAGTGCAATTTTGTTTTTGCGTTATGTATATATTATAACCCTTGTGCAACCCAAGGGCACACTATTTAGTGTGGGCTTCGGCCTCGTTGTTTAATTTGTAACCTATGAGTTTACACTTCTTGCTGCGAGGTCATCCCAGCATTATAGTGGTTTGTAGTAGGTTGCAAGTTACTCAGCGGAATCTGTCCCCTTAACCGGGAATCAGGCAGGTTGCTAACGC